TTCCGGTTTTTTTTTTTTTTTTTTTTTTTCTTCTCTTTCCGAGCTTTCTTCACTTCATCACAACAACACCACACCACACCAACCGAATCGGAAGAATCAAAGTTTGAAGAAGTGTTTAAACTTTGACCCAGCACGCGCGAAACTCGGCCGGTGACGAACGCGCAAGCGAGTAAAGCGCCTCCATAGCAACAGTCACATCGACAGTAGTGCGATGCCGCTCCGCAACAGCAATGCTAACAGCGCGCTGAACCTCCGGAATCTCGTAACCGATCGTCATCAGCCTGTAAGCGGACTGCCATTCGTCAAAAAGATCATCGCGAGCTGAGTAAGAACCCAACTTCTCAATGCGTTTCACGGGGTCGCCGACAGCATACCACTGATTCGATCCAAGCACGCAGTACATTCCGCAGAAATAGGCGTGATGGACGGGCTGGTAAGGTTTCCCGATCAAGTTGTAAGTGTCCTCTAACTGCTGCTGCAACCGATGTACGTCAGGTGGTTCCAAGAAAAACATGAGGCAATCGTCGCCAAGGAAGAAAACCAAAGGGCACGAACGCAGATCAGTAGTACCGGTGGTCGCGATCATGACACACACAGTGTTGCCAAGCGTTGTAGTCGCGCCGCCGGATGTTCGTTGCCATAAAAGAAACAAGTAGAACATGGACTCCATCGACATGGCCTTGCGATCAATCTGACCGTTCATCCATCGCGATCGCTTGCTCCGTGGCAGTCCAAAGCGCAGGTAAAGACGCATCTCGCTACGTACAATTCGTTCCTGCTGCGATTTGTCGTACTTGGACATGTCGTCCTCAAGGCGGTAATATCGTAGCGTGCGATCAAGATGCGCGTTCAAGATATCGGTAACCTGGCGCGGGTCACGATCAGCAAGTACGTAAGCTCCTTCGCGTAACACCGACGTGAACCGTTTCTTGAGCTCGACAAAAATGGGCGACCACTGAGCGTTGATGGCCTTGTCATGATAGACGACAGTCTGAACAGCTAGATACTCGGTAGCAGCTTGATCGTCACCGCGCGACTTGAGTTTCTTGCGCAACATCAGCCCATAGAAATCGAGAGGCGCCTCGTCAACAGGCACAAGATTAGCATCGACCAAGCGACGCGCGTTCTCCGTGAGATCGGCC